TGTATCACCATTAGTATCAACCCAGTATTTTAAAGCATTCAATAACGTGTCTAAACCAGTTTTTAAATCATAAGAAGCATTTTTAATACTCACCTTTGTACCAGTGATGTCTATGTTACCTATGTTGTCTATTCTTATATGAGAAGTACCAATCCTAAGTTCAGGGCCCAAAGTATAGTAGTCTGTAAGCTTATTAGCTAAAGATCTTATGCCTACTAAAGCTATTGCATCATTCATGTCATGCATTCTCATACTAGAAGGTACTGCTGTTCCACCCGTATTCAACCAAGTATCTATCTCTCTATCACAGAATAATACAATACAAGTATCATTTGGTGAAATGGGAAATGTTAGATGACAACTACTACCACTAAGAAAAAAAACAGGACACTTCAACAATAGAGCATAGCTCTTAGGTGATTCACCCTCTGTATACTTAAGATAATTAATACTCACAGTAGCTGTCTGATCAGTAGAGTCAAAACTCTGTATTGTACCTATAGATACACAGTTAAGACTACTAGCTATCTCATCAGCTTTTCTATCAAGCAATACACACAGGTCTACTGGTGTAACTTGTTTATTAGGTTCTATCATGCTAATTTCTCCACATTTATATTGTGTGTATCATCAAGTAAACTTAAAGCAAATTTACCTGAATATAATTCTAATCTTGTTTTACACTTACCATTTAAGGATCCTGAAATAATACCCTGGTGTTGAACACCCACTACTTTATAGATACCATTATACAAGCTCTCTGATTGACTATTGAGTAATATCTGTTGACCTACTCTTATAGCAGGTTCAAAAAGCATTTCTATAGTTACCCAAGCACCATACATCTTTGGTGTAGATAATAAACCTGAAGAAGAATCTATTACTTCAACCTCACCTTTAAAACTATCTTCATCCTTTAATATGTGAAGAGTACCATTATCTATAAAACAAAGACTGCTAGTTTCATCCTTGAGAGCTTTCCAGGTACTACCATTGACTGTATAAGGTTTACTGTATTCACCATCAAAGTTACTGGTATAACCTCTAACTACTCCTTCAGTTTCTATGTCCTTTGCAAGTTTGTCTATAATTACACTCTTCGGTAATGGTATGGGTGTATCTAATACCCAATTAGATTCTAATGTGGTAAATACTCTAGAGAAGTCATAACATTCTATCTCTGTAATAAAATCAGTTGAACCTTCCTCTCTATAGGAAGAAGCTGTCATGATATTGCCATCTAAGAGAGTAGCTAAATTATTACCGTAACCAGCTTGAAGTTTTATATGCCTAAGTTCATCCCAATCAAAAGGTGCCTTAAATATAGATTTCCTTACATCTTGACTCAGATTGTATATTCTAATATTAGCAGAATTACTAGTTGCTAAAGCTGCTCTATGCGTAGCAAACTGTACAGTAAATGGAAATAGTATTGTTTGTATCTGGTGATCATCTCTCTCAACTTCTAATATATAGTTTCTATTATACTTGAGCATTTTCTATTAACCCCTCAACTGCTTCAGTATCTGTACTATCCATAAGAAAAAACTTAGCTCTACCATTAGAGAAATCATCTACATAAACTACCTCTTGTAAGTCATTAGTAACGATACCAATGTTGAATGGTAATATACCTCTAAATAGTCTCAACATACTTGGACTGACTATTAGTCTTCTGTTATTCACTGTAAAATTACCATAAGTCAAACTATAGTACCAACCAGACTGTTGTTGTGAATATCTTAAAGTAAAGTATACAAATTCACCATTCACTAATTTAAAGGTGATAGACTGATTAGGGTCATTAGTTATAGTGTTTATCCAGGTCATTAGAAACCCCCTCCTGCTCCACCAAGTACTGGGAATACTGAAGTATAATAGTCAGTTGATACTGTAGAACCAGCAGTGAACTTTGTTTGACCAGATGAAATACCATCTATTGTTTGCTGTACAGTCATATCATTAACTCTTCCAGCATAACTTACAGTACCTGCATCTGATGCTTGTGTTGAGATCTGTGGTATAGCTACACTGTAAGAAGAAGCAGTTCTTATCTGTTTAAAGGTAACAGAGAACTCAGTAACGAATCTTGAGTCATCTCTCTGCATTACATGTATATTTTTAATGGCTAGATTATTGAATACTGCCCAAGGTGTTTCAACAGTACATAATTGACGACTATTCCACATAGTCATAAATAGATTGAATGCACTCTGTTGTTTAGTAGCAGTAGTGCTAGAATTTATAAATACACTATAGATGTTCTGTGCTTCATTTATTACTTGGTTTACTTGAGAAGTTACTGCAATTATCTTATTGTATATCTGAGTAGCCTGTGTAGTGAACTCAGGAGTATAGTCACCTATCAAACCCAAGCTTTGTATCTGTGTCAATATGTCAAGCAGAGATTGTGGAAAGTAATCATTAAGCTCTGCTACATAACCCTTGAGAGTAAATTCTAGTGGTCTCAATGCTATGTGATCCTGTATGGAATAATTAAGCTCTACAAAGTGGTCAGTTATATCACTGTCAAATGACATCTCCTCATCACCTAGTATATCAAATACATAGCCATTAATACCCTTAGATCCATTAACACCTAAAGGTTTAACAATAAATTGATTGACCGTATTTTGTATCAATGTACTTACATCATTGAATATATTATTCATAGTCATCACCTACTAGTTTTCTGTTGTTCATGGAATACTTCATTCCAGACTTTCTTCAATTCTACTCCTACGTGATGTGCTACATCTTCTGCACCAGTAACAGTACCACTTACTGTAATGTCTATGTCATGTACCATTCTTTGAACACCTGCTGCTCCTAGACTATATAAAGGTGCCATAGGTACCCAATGGCTATAATATTCCTTTGCCAATCCTTTAGCACCCTCTCCTCTAGATTCATGTGAAGTCAACTTCAATATATTATCAGTGAGATGTGCCAAAGATGAAAGCATAGGTGCTAAACGACCAGCAACTCTTTCAAGTATTATACCCCACTCATAAGACAATTGAGCAATAGCTTTATGGTAATCTCTTATACGACTTATATCTTTCTCTGAAAGAGATGCTTTATCTTGTATATGATCCCACCAGTCAGCAGATTGCTTTAGCATTGGCATCATTTCTCTCATGGCAGGAAGATTAGAAGCTACGAACAATTTCTGTTTATCACCTATGTTTGGGTCGCTCATGAAATCACGTAACTTCCTCATGAGCTTAAATGGGTCACCCATAACATCTTTTGCAGATATACCAGCTACAGCAAATACTTCCCCCTTGCCATGAGACTTCATTAAGTCTATCATCTCCATCTGGAGACCCTCAACGGATGACTGAGCAGTCTTAGAACTTACACCTACTTCTTCTGCTGCTGCACCAAACTTCTGCATTTCTTGAGCAGACAAACCAGTAATCATAGAGAACTGATACATACTCATACCAGCTGCATCACCTACAGACATTATTTTAGAAGTAGCCTCATAAAGAGTACCAACTCCTATAGCAGCCATGACTGAAGACATATTCAATTCAGCTAAAGCTTTGCCGAAGTCCTTCAGTTTCATGGTATCAGCATTAAAACCTAGCTTGACAAATAGTTCTAGTGGTCCCACTTATCACCTCTCAGGTTTATTGATCTCTATGAATCTTTCTTCATACTCTGAGACAAAATTCTCATATATCACTATACCTAATACTGTTTCTAAAGGCATATCTAAAATCTCTTGTGGCTTACCATAACCCAACTTTGACAATTTTATTGACAACAATACACAGTCATCAAATGTGTGTTTTACTACTGGGTACTTGTACTTGCTACCTGAGAATCCCACACAAGTGATTTCAGGCTTGAGAAAAAAGGGGCTAGGCTAAATACCAGAACCTCCTTGAGGATTGGCAAATAATCTGCCCTTACCTTCTCATCCTCAAATAGATCACTATTAATCTTCCTAGTGAGGTTATTAAAAGTATATGTCCCTCTTTCCATACAAGGCCAAAGAGCTGCTTCTATCTCTTCTGAAGATAA